GCAACTCCCGCTATCGAACCCAGCGTGGTCCCGTCACCGACATTATTTTTCTCGGTCCATTGTACTACACGCCAGATTACATCTAGAGGGAGGGGACACATCACTGCGTCGCCTTCAAACCGGAAATTGAGTTTGATGAAACTCAACTCATTCAGTTTCTCGACTTCTATCAGCCCTCCGGTTTTAGAGGCTGAAGTCACGCACATACCCAAAGCTTGAGCTGTGCGAGCCACGATGACTCTGTTAAAGTAGTGCACTGCTGATCTGTGCACGGATGCAATAACGTCGTCACCGTACGTGATCATACGAACGTCTCTATCGAAATTCGCAAAATCACGCGGCAATCCACTCATCGAACGTCCATACAAGTAGGACAAATACATCACAAATGTATTTGTCACCGAGTTAAAGACATCCGTCAACGGACTACCAGATTTGTTCCCCTGAATGGTATGGAACACTATAACCCTACACACCAAGTAGGAATATTGCAAGACATAGAGGAGTGCATGTCTTTGTAATTTAGTCTCCTCTGGCAGCACGGAATCAGTCACCGCGCGAAAGAAGTCGAATGCGATTGAACTCACACTACCATCGTAGTTAGAGTAATCTACATCGAACCCCAATTCGCTCTTTGACCTCAAGCTGCTCCACATTGATTTCCACGCTACCTCCTTATCTATGCCTATGGCCGAGTGTGTCACGAAACCCGCGTTTTCCTTAATCTGGTTAAGGAAAGGCCCGAAATACTTGCGCATGAGAAGCGAAAGCTCGAAAGGCGGTTGCTCAAAGACTCGCGTCTTACCTGCTGCAACTTTATCCTTCTTCCTCAGTTCATCCTTGTTGGTCGCTACCCACAAGAAAACTGGTGCAATTCCTTCTCCAAGCATTCTATCGCATTCCTCATACCTCTGGACAAAGGTCTTTCCCAACTCCGGAATAACAAACGTCTTCGCTTTCTCAGAGAACTTATATCTTGGTGGTTCCAAGAGAGAAGTAGTCCGATCCAACAATTCTGTTTTGCCATTCTTAAAGTATTTCGACCAGTATCCACACGATGTATTAACCTCAACCGGCATCGAAATCCCTTTTCCGTTAATCGCATCGTCATCTGTCCAGATCTCATCCATGTAATTTAGACGCTTGACGTACTGCTTTATGCATTGGATAAGTGTCCCACTTCCAATGGCATTGGTAGGAAGTTGCGAATATTTCTTCGATGCGTTTGTTTCTAACGTGAACACATCACCAACACGTCCCTTGGCTGATGGTAGCCAAGCGTCATCCCACTCAGGATCTTGAAGCCAACGCACCTTACTAGTCTTAGTAGGCACGTGCACACTAATGAGATGACCATTCATCTCACATTGTCCCAGGACTTCTACATCTCCGAACCAACCGCGTGGAACATATCCATCTCCCTGAAAGTCGATTTCCTCCTCTTGTATAGCACAACGCTCGAACTGAACCAAGCGCTTCACCTTATTGATAGCTTCCTGAATTTCTTCCTGAACCAACTGAGTTGCCCCAATTTTAAGTCCGGTATGAAATCTGGCACTATGCAATGCTACGAG